ATATAACAACTCATAGAGCAGCAGTTAGAACTAAATGTGCTGAGATGGAAACAGCCATTACAAATGCTGCAGACACACCAGCACTTGAGACTTTATATACATACACAAAACAAGAGGATGGATCTATAACAAGACCATTAGGTGAATTGCCAACATTGGAGTCTTAATGCCTTTAATACTTGGAACTAATTCTATAAAAGACACGGGCTATAATGTAGCTAACTCATTAAGAGTAGATAGAAATAGTAGTGCATATTTAACTAGAACAGAAGACACCGATCAATCAGATGGAAAAAAAATAACTATATCAATTTGGTTTAAATTAGGTGCACAGCTTGGAACCACCAGATATTTTTTTGGAGGTCATGCAGATGGTAGCTATACAAATGAAATAGGTATTACTTCTAATGATCAATTAAACTTCTCTTGTATTGCAAATGGTACAAATCAAGTAACTACAAACAGAGTATTTAGAGATCCATCAGCTTGGTATCACGTTGTTGCAGTATTAGATTCAACACAAGGAACTGATACTAATAGAATAAAATTATATATTAATGGAGTAGAAGAAACAGACTTTGCTTCTTCATCTTATCCATCAGAAGATGCAGTTACTGAATATCTTAAAAATGGTGGTGTTACAAGAGTTGGAGATAAAGGTTCTGGTGGTAATAATTGGGATGGTTATTTAGCCGAAGTTTGTGTTTTAGATGGTCAAGCATTAGATCAAAATTCATTTGGAGAATTTGATGAAGATAGTCCTACAATATGGAAACCTATAGATCCATCAGGGTTAACTTTTGGTAATAATGGATTCTATTTAGACTTTGAAGATAGTAGTAATTTAGGTAATGATAAAAATGGTGGATCAGATTTTTCATCTAATAACCTAGCAGCAACAGACCAATCTACTGATACTTGCACAAATAATTTTTGTACATTAAATTCTATATCACCAACCACAGATATAACATTATCAGAAGGTAATTTAAAAGCTGTTTATGGAACTTCTGGAACAAGAACTGTTAAGACATCTACTTTTGGATTAAGTGCTGGAAAATGGTATTGGGAAATTAAAATTGGTGGATCTACATCTCCTAACAATGCCATGGTTGGTATAACACAATTATCAACTGACACTAATACTGTGTTAGGTACAGCAGACAATAGTTGGACGTATAGAGGTTACGATGGAAAAGTTTATCATAATAACGGAGATGAAGGTGGTAGTTTAGATACATTTACTGAAGATGATATAATAGGTATTGCTATTAACTTAGATAATCTACAAGGCAGTTTACATAAATTATATTTTTCAAAAAATGGAACATTTCAAAATGGTGCTGACCCTACAGATTTTACAAGCAATACAGGAGTTTATGGTATAGATGATAATGTTGATTATTTTCCTGCAATATCTGATGCAGGTAGTTCAGCAACACCTCAGTTTGAAATGAATTTTGGTTCACCTTCACATAGTGTATCTTCAGGTAACTCAGATGCAAATGGACATGGAAATTTTGAATATGCCCCACCAACGGGATTTTTCGCCATTTGTTCGAAAAATTTAGCGGAGTTTGGGTAATGGCTTATACTGATATAGATGATGCATCACTTTTCTTTCGAGTAAAATTGTACAATGGAAATAATAATCCTCAAAATATTGCATTTGATGAAACACACGAAAATATGCAACCAGATTTAGTCTGGATTAAATCAAGATCAGGTAACACAGTTTTTGACCATGTTATTGGAAATTCAGCAAGCGGTGGTGGAAAGTATTTAAAAACAAATCAAACCACGTCAGAGACAAGTAATAATAATGTAATATACACATTTAATACTAATGGATTTTCAGTAGGTGGTGCAACTTTTGTTAGTGAGGGTGGCAGAACATATGTTGCTTGGTCGTGGAAAGAATCTTCAACTGCTGGATTTGATTTAGTTACATACACAGGAAATTCATCTGATGGAACTACTACACAAAATATATCACATTCATTATCAGCAGTTCCTCATTGGATAATTATAAAAAATAGAGAAGATGCTACGAATTGGCCTACGTATCATAAAGGTAATACATCAGCCCCAGAAACAGAAGTAATTTATTTAAATTTAACAAATGCTACTTCTGATGATAGTGCATTTTTTGGAGATACTGCTCCTACTACAAGTCAATTTACAGTAGGTGGAGATAATGGTGCTAATGGAAATAACGATGATATGATTGCTTATGTATGGTCGGAAAAAAAAGGTTTCAGTAAATTTGGCTCATACTCTGGAAACGGAAGTGCTGACGGTACGTTTGTGTACACTGGATTCCGTCCAGCTTGGGTTATGATAAAAATAACAAGTGGAGCTGATGGCTGGATGTTGTTTGATAATAAAAGAAACCCAACTAATGTTATGGACAAATACATGACGGCTGATGGTTTAGGTGCAGATAGTACAAGAGATAGTATAGATTTTTTATCTAATGGTTTTAAATTAAGAACTTCAAACGGAGATGTTAACAATGGTACATACATATACATTTGTTTTGCCGAGTCCCCCTTCGTAAATTCAAAAGGCATCACAACAAATGCCCGGTAAAATATTATGTTACAAAAAGTAAAATTTGCACCAGGATTTAATAAACAAGTAACTGCAACCGGTGGTGAAGGTCAATGGGTTGAAGGTGATAATGTTAGATTTAGATATGGTACACCTGAAAAAATAGGTGGTTGGTCACAATTAGGTTCTGTTGAGATGTCAGGGCGTAATACAGCTATTCATCACTTTGTAAATTCATCAGGCATTAAATATGCAGCACTTGGAACTAGCAATATTTTATATGCGTACTCTGGTGGTATCTTTTATGACATACATCCGATTAAAGCTACAACAACTTTAACCAGTGCTTTTTCTACAACTAACGGATCTGCAACTGTAACAATAACTTTTGCATCTGCGCATAACATAAGTAAAGGTGATATTATTTTATTAGATAGTTTTACAAGTATTACAAACTCTAATTTTGCATCTGGTGATTTTACAGATATAAAATTTATGGTAGCATCAATACCAACTGATACTACTTTAACTATAACAATGTCATCTAATGAAAGTGGTTCTGGTGCTACAACATCAGGTGGTATTAGAGTACAACATTATTATCCTGTAGGACCTGCAGTGGAGGTTGCATCAACAGGTTGGGGTCTTGGATCATGGGGTGGTGTGCAACAAGGACAATTTACATCTACATTATCATCAGAGTTAAGTGCTAGTGCAACATCACTAACAATGGCAAGTTCTACTTCTTTTCCATCTTCAGGTACAGTGCAAATAGGCACAGAGATAATTACATACACCGGAAATAGTGGTGGAACACTATCTGGATTAACAAGAGGTGCTAGTGGTACAACAGCAGCAATACATAGTTCAGGTGCAACAGTAACAGATGCAGCTGATTTTTTTGCATGGAATGCTGCAGCGTCAGGAGACATTGTAACAGCACCAGGTTTATGGTCATTAGATAATTTTGGTAATAAACTTATTGCAACTATATTTGGTGGTGAGACATTTGAATGGGACTCTGATCCCATAGGTGCAAACAACACGAGAGCAACTATACTAGCAAATGCACCAACTGCATCATCTTTTACTTTAGTATCAGCACCAGACAGACACTTAATATTTTTTGGCACAGAAACAACTATTGGTACATCTTCATCAAGAGATGAAATGTTTATAAGGTTCTCGGACCAAGAATCAATTGATGCAACAACATCTTATGCACCTAGTGCAACTAATACTGCAGGTACACAAAGACTAGCAGATGGATCTAAAATTGTAGGAGCTATAAGAGGTAGAGATGCAATATACATTTGGACTGATACATCACTATTTATTATGAGATTTGTTGGTGCACCTTTTACATTCTCATTCCAACAAGTTGGTACAAACTGTGGATTGATAGGAAAGAATGCGGCTGTAGAGGTTGATGGATCTGCGTATTGGATGTCAGAGAATGGTTTCTTTAGATACACTGGTAAACTAGAATCACTACCATGTTTAGTTGAGGATCACGTATACGATGATATTAATACAATTCCAAAACAACATATTAATGCAGGTCTTAATAACTTGTTTGGTGAGGTAATGTGGTTCTATCCTAGTTCTTCATCTAATACAGTTAATAGAATCTT